TCCATCGGGATTTACCACATCCTGGTGGGCCAACAATTAAATAACTCTTACCACGAGTTTGCATTCTGTCTTAAGATACACTACAGTCTTAGGCCTTTCTACGCGTATTTCTTTTCTTAATCTTACGCGTCTTTTTACCCCCCTTTCTAGGAACAAATTTTACTGGTTCTGTGGGATAATACAAATCCCATCCTTCAAAACGATCCTCGTCACCTTTGTCAAATAACTTTCCATCTTTATCTATAAATGTAAAAATACGACCCCTTTCAGGATATGTCTTATAGTTAATTAATAATATTTGAACTTCTTCTTCAGAACCATCTTTATCTACAAATAATCCTCTTTCACGAGGTTTCAATTGACCTATTGCTCTTACCCATCCTCTTTCAAGCATAGACGCACCTTTTGCATTTGTAAAAAATGGAGTATGTCCCCATTGCCTCGATCGCAATGCCGTACCACTTCTCTTACTAAAAGTTCCCTCTGGAAATTCAGTTACCCTCCTAGCATTAGTATTTAGTACATTTAAATTTATCTCAGGCCTTGCATTTATATTCGACATTTCTATTTAACGCCTACCTTTTTGCATTTCCTCTAATATCATCGAATCACGAATAGCATTTTTTCTTAAACTCTGATTTAGAGGATTATTCTCAACAGCATCCACCATCACCTGCATATTACGTTCCATACTGACATCCAGCTTTAGTGGTAGTCTGTATTGAACCCTTCCTAAGTCAGCTGTTCCAGGAGTCATTCCTGATACTCTATTTACAGCCATAGCACGATCATTAATATCATCAGCTGTCAATCTATTTGTCTTCTGGTGAACTTCACCCTTGAAAATAGCAATCTTTCCATTCCCTGCCATAGGCCTTCGCAGTTTAGCAACTGAAGTCTTAGATTCATTCTTTCGCATATTATAAGCTGATTCATGGCTTGTAAAATCCTTGTTCACTGCATTAGCAGGTCCTGCCATACGACTATCACTAGATAATTGAGACTTCTGAGTAGGTTTTGCTATATCATTCGGGTCATATACCTTCAGCCTTTCAGGTCCAGATCCAGGTCCAGAAATACCTACATAATTCATGTCAATTGTAGTTTCCTTTATTGTTGTGCGAGCTATATCCGATGGATCCCATGTAGTAATGGAAGGAGCTCCTGAAGCATACCCAACTGGAGTTCCAGTCTGGCGAATATTGCCCACTGTCTCACCACGACGAGTTGGGCGAGCATCATCTTCATAGTGAACAGCCACGAGCCCAGTATCAGCAGGGGCTAAATTCAGACCCATTACACGATCTTGTGTTCCCTCACGTTCATTAGGCCTGATTTCAATAGAAGAAGCACCGAAGTCATCGCGGGGACCTGCTCCATAGGTTGAAGCATCTGTATTACGGTATCCAGCTCCACCGTATTGCTGACCCATGGGTGTTCGGTAATCGCCTGCTACATACGACTTGAATGCATCCTGGGAAGCGGGGGCTCCGATAAATTCTTCAGTAGTATCAGTACGTGTGGTATATTTCAAGACTTGTATAGGCCTTACCATTTCCTTTGTAATTTCACCAGTAGCTATACCATTACGCTCACCAGTTTCATTTAAGAAGAATGTATCAGGTTTATATTTTCTCACTTCTCCAGAATCAAGTGCAGCATTTCCAATAAAGTGAACACCAGGGATAACTTGATTATTATAAGAAAGTTTGGGATTTGTAGCTACACGTAATTTATCAGTTGTAGGCATCGCACGCTTCATAACCTCATTCACTTCGAACTGCTGATATCCACCTTGGCCTGTGATACCACCCTTTTGGCCAATGGAAGGTCCTACACGGGTAGGCTCAAAGGGCTTCTCATTATTACGACGACCAGGTTCAACAATGCGACTACGAACAAAATCAGTATTGGCTTCATTTCCAAATGGTTGACCAAAGGGTTGATTGTGATTAAACATAGGAGCAATTTCTTGTTTCTGAATTTGCGTAGTTCCAGCTCCAGTAAACATATCAAGTTTACTTGTATTCACAGATGACGTCATATTTTGTTTGACGCTTCCTCCAAAGAAGGGTTGCATATTATTGTGCTTGAACTCACTAGAATTGATACTTTGCCCACTCAAAGCACTTACTACTTTATCGCCATTTGTCCATGCAGCAGAAGCTTCAACACCAGAACTTACCATGCGCACCTGTGGTGTAGCAGAATCAATGGGTTCAGGCATGGGTCCCTGACCAGATGTAGGTGTCCGTAAAGGTGGAAGAGATGTTGCATATGTAAGAGGTGTTCCGTATTTAGGACCAGCGTTTGGTTCTGATGGATACATTTGTCCGCCGGGCGTTCTGTACATCATGTCTAGCTCAGTTCCAGACATTGCAGTATTAGATGCAGCCCTCCTAGAATCATCACCTCTACTCTGTGATTTACGACTTGCACCTCTCTCAAGAATTGTCTGAATTTGTGCCTTCATTGCCTTAATACTGTCAGGAGAACCAGTTATACCAAGCGAATTTATGCGATTATTTAAATCAGAAACCTGTGTAACTTCATCTTGAGTTAAATACTCTTGAACACCAACTGTGTAATATTCACTTGTAACAGGTGTATTCTGAGGTAAAATACCTAATCCAAGACTATGAAACCCTTCTTTTTTAGGACGTGGAGTTGTTGATGCAAGTTGTGAAACAGCAACTCCAATAGCTATTAATCCCGATAGGGCGGCGAATTCCATACTACCATGATGTAGTGTTTTTCATATCTGTGATTTATAACGCTTCTATGGCTTGTGATTTGCAAATTCTATTTTCTTGTAGCAAGATTGTTTAATCCAATCATCCTTTGATTGTGTGCGGGAAGGAATAAAGAAATCAAAGGGCGTTTCAAAGTTATCTTGAGGATTGTGGGGTAAGTATTCCCAGCGATTCCATCCAGAGGCTCTTAAAGTACATGGTGGGTTACTATATTTTTGGTATGTTACACCTAGAGTTAGATCAGGGGCATTTACAAGCGAATGTTTATTCATTTTATTTGTTTCAGGGTCATATTGGATGTAATTATTTTTAACTCGATTTCCTAGGCGATTTATATTTTTAAGATCTGATTCAATATCAGTTCGCCACTGTCCTTCAGGCCACGATGCACCTGAATACTGAATACGAACAGAAGCCTCAGCCGGAAAGGATGAAGGGCAATTATGTTCAGGCTTATCTAATTGATAACGGATGGCATAAGATGTAATTCTCATGTCATCCTCTTGATGAAAATTATCGTATTTAGATCTCGTGGATGTCATCCTCTAAAGGCTTTATAGAATTTAGTATTTCTCGGGCCTTCCACACTGTGTTACTTTCATAGGGATAGGTGCAAAGCTAGCTTGATAAGGCCACATCTGAATTTCAGGCAAGTGTCTTGGAGCAACATTTATACTTACAGAACCCTTTGTTGATTTACGATACAATGTAGATTGTTTTACAGGGGGGGGCTGGTATTGACGAGCAGGACATTGTGTCAAAGGAAAATTTAATCTAAGTAATTCAGATTCAATATCTACCATATTTCCCTGAGGTAGACTTACTGCATTTCCACCTATTAGGCCTAACATGTGTCGGGCAGGTTCTTTATGTATATATGCATATGGAGTTTCCGAATACCTTTGAGGGTTTTCTGAACGCTCAAATGGGTGTTTTAAAACATGGAAGGGATCTTCATACATATCTACAGTTGTATATAATTTTCATTACCTTTAGTAAGCCCTGTTTTTTAGAGTTTTAGAATAACTAGCTTTGCCGTTGCGTACACTGGTTGGACCGTTGCGCATAGTATTCATACCAGGCCATCCAAAGCTTCGTGTGCTATATTGACTTCCATAATATCCTGTGCTCCTGGGAGTAGGAGCAGGGGCCATAGTTTTAGAACCTCGACATGTTTCAAATAGGATATTTTCACTATTAATATCCAAGTGTCTGTTAAAAGTTCTATAATCACATACATCACATCTTAAAAGCTGACCAAGAATTAAACTTCGCAGATCATTTATTATAGTTTTTATCTTGTAAATTGCGCCCTTATTACTAGCAGAATACATTTCACTTGTTCTTTTGACATCTACTGCAAGTTTAAAGTAATCAATTGATTTAGAATATCCAAGAGAGTTAATAATATCTTTTACTGTGTAATCGCTATCATATACATTAATTGATAGATTTCTAGAGCTTGATGGATCCGTTAAGTGTTCTGTAGCTAAGTTTGTTGATCCACCGATTCCTAATACGCCCCCGTAATTATATACACCAAAGAAAGTATTATATGTAACATTAGTTCCAGCTAGTTTGCTATTTAATGCTACTTGAATCATTGTATTCATATCATTAATACATCTGTTGTTAAGATTAATAAGGCAATTATTAAGATTGGATATATTCGGATGTTTCAATATATCATCATTAGAATATTCACCAGCTTCTGGATTTTTACCACCCTTCATTTTTCGCGTTTTACGCGTGCTTCTAGTTTTCCTTTTAACGGTCATTCTAACCTTACATAAGAATTTACCATATATTCTAGTATAAGATATGGTAAATTTAGTATATTAATATTTAACAGTTTACATCTCTCATATAGCTTCTGCTAGGAATTCCAGCGCGCATCCACCCTGCCGCTGCTACCTCAGGGATTAAATTCTTGGGATTCTGGATATTATCAGCTAGAGAGGGCACTAGAGGTGTAAATGCACCCACAAATTGGGTCTCAGTTACGGTTCCACATTCCTTCATCTGCTTTACTTGCTCAGCATGTAGTAAATCACTCTCAACATCGGTATTACCACGACCACCAGCCATATAGGGGACTGTTAGGAAGGGGCGGGCCTGTGCACGAATCTGACACCTGTTACTCTTAAAGGATGACTCATTGCGTAACATGGAATCGGAATTAACTTGAGCATTATTCAAGCCATATCCTTCACGAGGATACATTAGTTGTTGTTCAGAAGCTAAGGGATTTACCTTACGAGCATCAGGCACGAGGTTTGTCGTCGTATACTTACCCGGACCTAATGACTGAGTGTAATATTGCTGGATTCCACAGAGATCATCACGAGTTTTTGTTAGTCGGTTGATATCCATCTGTTCCCTTTTAGGAAAAAAGATAACACATAAATAGAAAATGAAACAGGCTGACCGTTTCTGTCGTTGCATTAAGGCTGTTCGAAAAACTGTAAAGTTAAGACCTGGAAAAGGTGGTAATCTAGGAAGGGAAAAGGCAGCAATAGCAATATGTGTAAAGTCTGTTTTACAAACTAGAGGTAAAACATTAAAGCGATTCAAGTGCCGGGGCAGTAAAGGACCCGTTTTAACAACACAACTTAGATAGCAGATGTTCCAACAGAACAAAATTTACCTTCAGGACAAATAATTGGTGCACTAGATGAAGCAGGGCAGTAATATCCTACTGGGCATATAATTGGTGGAATACTTCCACCAGTTCCTTCAACACAATAATATCCTGCTGGACAAGGTTCTTGACATGCACTTGTAGAAGCTTCATCGCAAACACACCCTGCCTGACAGAATCCAGAACATGCAGGATTACTTAATCCCGTAGAAGCTCCATATGTTCCACCGGGACACCTAAATTGTTGACTACCTGATGATGAAACCGGGCACCAAAACCCCATTGGGCATACAACTGCGGTAATTGCATCGCCTGCATTTCCTGCATTTGAGAATCCTTCAGGGTAAATAATTACATAAATTATAAGTGATATGCCTATTATCATAAGTAATAATTTCCAAATTTCAAAATTTTCTAATATCTCCATACTATATCTATTAGTTGCTAATATTAAGCCATGGTATTGCCCCACCTTCTGTTCCACCAACGCATGCTTCACGACCACCTTCCTTACATGTTTTACCAGGAATCTTGTAAAGCCAATTTTGATAACTCTCTCTATCATTTGGAACAGTTGTAGAAGGCATTGTTATGAATTGACGTTGGTTCTGTGATTTTCCAAAAACATCTGTAGGATCAGAATACCAATTTACTCTAAAATAATCATCTAATGTAGCCTTCACTTTTGAATCTTCTACTGAAGAAGCCTCTGGCTTTAATGGGTTATACTTTATTTCGTCTACTAGGAGATTCATAAAGGGATTGCTGGGACTAGGTAGGGTTTTTTCACCATCATCCCATACATTATCTGCACCAGTTACTGGAGGTACTTTCCATGATAAACTGCTAGGCTCATCTGGCCTTATATCTGCTACGAAGTTTTCTTGAATATAGGGAGCCTTTATCATATCAATTATATCAGGTAATGTTATAAGCAAACCAAGTATTACAGAGTATGATAGAGTTGTCAGTAAGTCTTGATTAAAAAGTGAAAATAAAAGAGATACAACTAAAACTACAATACCAGTTCTAGTGAGAGCATTTACACGTTCACTAAAACAAGGAATTCTACCAGTTGATCGACGCTTCCATTGAGCAAGCCATGAATCATAAATTAATACTGTTGGATCTTCCCACCAAATTGGTGTACATAAAGGAACCTTGCCCATCCTACTTCTTAGACTGTTTCTTATTGTTTCCATGTTTGCTAGCTGGTAAAATAGAAGGGAAATCTTCAGAAATTTCTACATTTGATTTAAATGTATTTACTGGAGCAGTAGCCTGAGTTCTTGCTGCAGCATTTTCTGCTTGTTTGCGTCGGAGACGTTCCTTTACAATATTCATGCGAGCTGTCGATTCCATTCCAGCTGCCTTTGCACCTTCCATATTACCCTCAAAACTGAATGCCTTGCGCATAGAATCCATCATCTCTACGAATGCCGGGTTCTCAGAGAACTCCTTCATCATCTCCTCTGCCTCTGCTGCAAGCTCCTGTGGCTTAAATTCACCCCTTTGGAATTTATCCTGTAGACGTTTCATGATACGCTTCATAGCCCCTTGCAACTTATCAGGATTTCTCATTGTTGAGTTCATAATTACCTCAAAGGCCTTACTGGGATCTTCTTCGCACTGTTTTACTATTTCAGGATCTAGGCCAAGTTCCTCAGGTTTGAGTTCACGAACAATTTCCTCTGCTAACTTTACTAGCTTGCCCTTACGAAGCTTCTCAGGGAAGGGGGGTAATCTATCACCAGCTGAACCAAAGAGGTCTGAAAACCGCTTTGTAAATAAATCAAATTCTGTACGATCCATCTTACCACGTGAATTATTCATAAAGGTATCAGCCCACTTCTTAAAAGAATCACCTCCAAATTGGTCTGACCAACCATCCTTCATTACAAGTGAGAAAGTCAAAACTCCTAGGAACTGATTGATTGCAGTTTTAGTCTTTTCACTACATGAATTCCACATTGAATCATTAATATAAACACCGGGAAGAACCATTCCTGGTGTTGCAGTGGGATCTCTCTTAGGATTCCCTGCAGATGGAAGGATCATTTCCTTATAAACATTCTCCCTTTCGTCAACTGGAAGGGAGAGTGAAACAGTAATCACTTCTGCAAGTTCAGGAAATGCTTCTTTCAGGCTTAATGCAAACTCATCGTATTTGGTCTGAAAGATAGATTCTAGTGGGGCACTCATCTAGCCAGGATATATAGAGCTTTAATGAATTCTTTACGCCTCCTTTGCCTTCTCGCATAATTTACACAAAACTTCTAAATATTTCCAGATAGCCTCGCGATTACCCTGTGACATTGTAGACCAATACTTATCGAAGATTACAAGTGCAGGCATTAGTTCATTGAATCGAGTAGACATCGTATTTCTTGCTAGCTGGATAAGCTCTTCATCCTTGTGATTTATAATTAGGTCGTTTGCAGGTTTATAGATATATTCATAGAACATATCAAGCACTAGCTTAGGATTTGCTCTCTTTGCAGCCTTGATAGATTCTAAGCCCATAGAAATACTCTTCTCCTCAGGATATGATGCCTCTAGTTCCTCAAAGAAACGAACAAGTTGATTACAAAAGGCAGCGAGTACAGACATCTCTACCTTTTCTAAGTGTGAATTGTTTAGGCAATTTTCGAGTTACATCCTTTTCCCTTTCACATCCTACCCCCATTTGGAGCAGTGCGCTTCTGAGGTAGTCCAGTATCACGATTTTTCTGATATGCTTCCATTTGTCTATCGAACATTTCCTCTTTCTTAGACTTTGTGCGACCAGGCTCCTGTCTCATACCTGAATCTCCCATCCCCTGAGTTGTCTTATCACCTGGAGATGCATTTCCATTTAAGAATCCAAAATCAAAATTCTTAGTTGAACTATTATCAACCGATGCACCAGAGCCCTCAACTAGGTTTCCGTAAGATTCACTTAGCTTACCACCCATTTCAGCCATATTCCATGCTTCAGGCTCATCAGATGGCATTGGACCTCTTGGCATTTGGCTTGGAGCAGAACTTGGATTTCTTGTAGTATCTTTTAGTTTACGCTCGTATAGCCAGTTTAGAACTTCCGAATTTGTTTTAATTGGCTCTTGATCACTTCGAATTACAAGTGTTGGCACCTGTTTTAGCCAGTTAGGAAGTTCCTGTCGGGGAGTTGTATCCACACAGACAAATTGGAATTCCGATTTATATGGAGTATTTGCAAGTTCTTTTAAAAAAGCTTCTGACCAATCACATTTGTTACTGTAAAAACAAACGTTATTGGGTTGACCCTGCCGTAGAGACATTCTATTTTGCTAAGACTTCATTCAATATTGCTAAAAACGCAGTTAGTGCTTACGAGTATTCTTGTTCTTACGATTTCTGTTCTTTCTTGTTCTATTACGATTCTTGCGCATTGTCGTCTTGCGCATGGGCATCTTACGGCGACCACCTACAGTCGTAGCATTCACAGGCTTGGGCTTGGGACTGCCAAATAGAGATGTAAGCCAGCTTGTAGCCGGGGCTGCAGGCTTAACATTGGTGTTCATGGGCTTAACATTGCTATTCGCAGGCTTAACTGGAACAGTCTGGGAATTCATCTGTTTATATCCTAGAAATTTAACGCACAAATAATCACGTTAAAAATTGATTGCTATACCATATATTAAGTACATATAGCAATGTCGTTTGAAGATGTCAAGGTAGTTTCACAAAGGAAGATACAATTTACTTTGGCTAATACTTCATATCCTTATGCTAACACTCTTAGGCGTGCAGTTATGACACATGTAGGAGGAGTTGCATTCCGGTCTGATCCACCTGGAATTGTTGTAGAAAACTCAGACATCAAGGTGATTCAGAATGATAGTAATACACAACCTAATGAACTTCTTGCTCATCGTATTAGCTTGATTCCTATTCATGGAGTCGATCCTGATACATTTGATTCTGATAGGTATGTTTTCAAGTTAGATATTGAGAATTCTACTGCTGACCCTCGTGACGTAAAAGCTTCTGATATTCAGGTTTACGAACGGCGTAAGGCGGCAGATCTTTCTGAGAGTCTAGTTGAGATCCCTGGAAAGGATTTCTTTGTCCCTCATACTATTACACGTGATACTTGCCTTATTACGACACTCCCTGGAAAGCGCTCGTCGTTAGTCCCCACTCTAAAGGTTGAGATGCGAGCTTCCGTTGGAACTGGAAAGGAGCATGCTCGTTTCATTCCGACATGTCAGGCTACCTATGGTTATACACTTGATACAAATACTGAAAGGCGAAATGCGTATTTCGAGAAGTGGCTAATTACTCATAAAAATGTGGAACCTGAGAGCTTGAAACAGGATGAACTAAGACGCAATGAGCTCGATAGGGAGTTTAAGACAATGCAGATTCAACGGATCTATAAAGTTGACCAAAATGGTGAACCAAATAGCTTTGACTTTCAGGTTGAATCTATTGGAACCATGGCACCAAGAGCAATTGTTGAAAGGGCGCTTATTGGTCTAACTAAGATATGTTCTCCATATCTCAGTATGGATTCAGGTGATCTTCCAGATTCTATTACAGTGATTCCATCTGATGCACAGATGCCTGGTTTTGATTTCCTTATTAAGGGAGAGGACCATACTCTAGGAAATATGCTCCAGACATGGTTAGTTGAGAATCACGTAGATGGGAATGCTTCACCACGAATTATGTTTGCGGGATACAAGATTCCTCACCCATTGAAAGATGAAATGCTTCTACGTATTGGTGTAGAGGATGGTAATGAGATGACCGCTCGCACTGCTATTGCAATGGCTGCACGTGGTTGCAAGGCAATGTTTCAAGAATGGCTTAACTTATGGACTGGTGGACAATCTATGGCACCACCGACGCAGGCAGCACCAGGGACCATGGCTGCTGTCAGAAGAACTCTAAAACCTTCCAGGGCAAAAGTTACCCAGTAAATGTAGATGAAGATCTACCAGGTATTTTTTGTAATTCTACGAATACTTGTTATAATGCAAGTTATTCTAGTTTTATTAAAAAAGAATGTAATAAATCCAGATATAAAGATTATAATTGATGCAATCTTAAAATTAGGAATAGGGGGCTTTTTGTATATATTTTTCTTTTTTAATACAATTCG